TCCCTCTTGCAGGTTCAGCGTTTAAAAAAGTTTATTACGATGAACTAGAAAAAAGAGCTATGTCAAAGTTTGTTCCGGCAGATGATTTGATTGTCCCGTACTCAGCTACCTCACTAGAGGATGCGGAGGCAGTCATTCACCGGGTTAAGATGTCAAAAAATGATTTAAGAAAACAACAAGTAAATGGTTTCTATTTAGATATAGAATTAGGTACACCTGGCTATCAAGAAAACGATGTTGAGAAAAAGGAAAGAGAATTAGAAGGAACTAAAAAAACACAAGATGAAGATATTTATACCTTAATTGAGTGTCACGTAAATTTAGACTTGGAAGGATTTGAAGATCAAGATCCTGACACGGGCGAGCCTTCAGGAATAAAAATTCCATACATTGTTACGATAGAATTAGCTACTAGAAAAATTTTATCTATTAGACGAAATTACGAAATTGGAGATCCGGACAAAAATAAAATAGATTACTTTGTTCACTTTAAATTTTTACCTGGACTAGGTTTCTACGGGTTCGGTCTCATCCATATGATTGGTGGTCTGTCTAGAACTGCAACTGCAGCTCTTCGTCAATTATTGGATGCGGGTACGCTCTCCAACCTACCCGCAGGATTTAAAATGCGTGGCATTAGAAT